GATGTAGTTCTTCAGCGTCCAGCGGCCGGCCCGCGCCAGGCGGCCGGGGAAGCGTGCGATCGCGCCCAGGTCGTCGTTGCGGATCGTCTCCTCGGAGATCGAGAGCAGGTTGCCGCGCTTCTGTACCTGGTAGGTCACCAGCTCGTCGGTAGGCGGAGCAATCTCCGTATATCCCGGCGCGCCTTCGTTCACGATCGGCAGTTCGCCGAAGTATCCTTCACGCACGCGATCCTGCAGTTTGTAATCGCTGATGGATGCCTTCGTGTACAGGTTCGACAGGCCGTCGAGCGCCAGCTCCGCCCAGTCCTGCAGCAGCCGCTTGGTCATGCTGTTGAGCAGGATGTTGGGGAAGTCGCCGGTCAGCACGGCTTCCGACGCCAGCACATGGCCGGTGAACCCGCCGCCGCCGCCGCGGAGCCGGTCAAGGTTCCAGTCGCCGGTGATCGTCTGGTAGGCCTCGCGCAGCCCGCGGAATGCCGGGACGCCTTGGGTCATCGACGCCTTGACGCCCACGGCCGCTTCCATGGCCAGGGCCAGCTTGTCGGCGCTGTCCAGCGCAACATTCACCGCCGGATGGATACGGCCAACGGTGTTGAATGCGGCGAACGCGGCGCGCACGCTGGTGATCTCCGCGTCGATTTTCTCCTGCTTCAGGTCAGCCTCGGCGACCAGGGCGGACTCCAGGTGAGTCCGCGCCAGATCCTGCGCCGGCTTGGGCAGCTTGGATGCGACAAGCGAGGTCTCAATGCGGTTGCGGCTCTGGATCTTGTGAGCCTCGGCAAGCTGTGCGGTGGCGGCTTCAGCGGTTACCACTGCGGCTGCGGCCGCGGCGTCTGGCGCTTCGGTCAAGGCGGTGGTCACTGTTTCCATGAAGACCGGATAATCGGCCTCCGCGGTATTGGCAAATTGCAGGCTCAGCTCGGCGCAGCGCGACGCATTCTTCTGCCGAAGCGCTTCGAGCAGTCGAAGAATGGACTTCTTCATTGGAAATGCTCCTTCGGTAGCGCTGGCAGCGCCGCCGCGGTTGGGGCGATTGGGAACAATCGCGGTGGTTGCTGCGTTGACGGCGCGTAGTTGCGCCGCTGAAATATCGTTGGCCGCAAAGCTCGCGGCGGTCAAAAACTCGCCGCCGGCTCCGGCCCGTGCGCAGAGATCCACGGAGTACAGCGTTCCGAGATCCTCCGCCACCAGGCACTGTTTGCCTTCGACCACGCCAGGCTTGTAGCCCACAGATGCCAGCATGGAGACGGCAAAGTTGTTGATCGTGCGCTTCTCCCGCGCCTCGTCCAGCCTGGAGCGGAGCGCAGCCTCGGCTGTGAAGAGGTTGACCGTCGCGATCGCGCGCTGGCCGTCAAAGGCTCCGCCCTCAAGCCAGCCGGCAATACGGTCCGGATCGGTGGCGCCCGTTGGATCGGGACCGCGCTGATCGGGATGCCGGCGTCCGAAAGGCTTGCCGTTCAGCGCCTCGGCAACAATCGCCACAAACGCCGGCGGATAGTAGTGAGGCGCAGATGTGCCGTTGATGGCGCCGTTGCCCCAACCGGCCTTGAGCGCGCCAATCTTGTATTTGCCTGACTGCGGCTGCGCGTCGCCCTCTGCCGCGATAAACTCGCAGGCCTCAGCCACCGGCACATATGCCGTGGTCACTTCCTGGGCGTCGCCGAAGTCCACCTCGTCACCCTTCATGGTGTACGGGATGCGGTAGAGCTTCGCTTCCGGACCGCGCGCGATGATGTAATCGTTGAAGGTATCGCAAAGATAGAAGCGCGAGCATCCGTCCATGCCCAGGCCGAACTGCTCGCGCAGAGCCTCATTGAGCCGGGACTGCTGCTCGTCGAGCGAAAGCTCGGCGCCGTCCGCTTCCGCTGTAAGCATGAATCGAATAGGTTGCTTCATTTCAGCCTCATTTTCACTGTTGCCGCTGCCCCTTTTGGAGGCAACGGCAACAGCGGGGTTAGTTGGGATAGCTGCTACTACTTCGTCGTCTTCTTGGTGTCCTTCGCCGGAGGATCGGGCGGCGCGGACTCAACGGGGAAGCTGTACTTGTGGCCGTCCGCAGTCACGCATAAGCGGGTCTGTACATCGCCCACGGTGCGCGTGGAGCGGAGCAGCACCTGCCAGGCCGGCAGCGCGTCAATGTCCGCGGCCGACTTCGGCGCGGTCACGGCGAGCAGCGCGTTCGCGGCCTTCTGCGCCGCTGTGCGCTGTGCGCGGGCATTCCCTGGATAGTCGTTCTGGGCTTGCGCGAACGCCTTGTTGTACGTGTCGATCCACTGCTGTTTGGCCTCTGCGGGCAGGTGCGCTGGCGCAGGGGGCGTGGTGACGGCCGAAGCCGTACTCAGGTTGGCTGTTGCGATCGAAGTGTTGCCCATGGAAAGTACCTCACGCTGCTTTGGTTGAGACCGAGAGCCCGTAGCTCTTGAGTAAGTCGCGCTCCTGGTCGGTGGGTTTCAGTTGATCGGCACTGAGCGCCGGGTAGAGAAGACAAGAACAACCGATTGTGTTTTCCGCCGAACCGTTGGGGTCGCGCGGAAATTGCAGCTCTTCGCCGCCCACAAGAAAGGGCTCGTCAGGCTTGCGTACTTGGCCATTGGCGAGAATATGGGAAATGCGCGGCACTCTTGCCACTGGAATATGCCGCCATCCTTTACCTAAGCCAGGATGATGAGGGGCCAGATCATTTATCCGGGCCATGGAAACCACCGACTGCAGGCGCCTGATTTCGTTAAGGGCTATTGACATAGACCGCTCGCCCACCTGGCTGAACAATCCGCTAAAGGTTCCCCCTTCAAGCGTCGAACCTATTTGCGCGACGAGCTGCTCCAGATTGAGCCCACCCAATGCTGCGCGCTGGACCGCTGCGTTGATCTTCGCGCTCGCGTCGCGCGAGAGTCCCGAGATGAGGTCAGCCGTATAGCCTTGCACAACCTGCAACAGGGCGCGGTCCACAACCGGCTGCACCATCAGCGTGCCTGTGCCCGCCGCCACCGTGGCGTCAATCTGCGCGGCTGTCTGCAGAAAAGCTTTCTGCTCCAGTTCGCTGACCTGACTGCCGGCCTGGCTGGCAAACTCCGCCATCACGCGATCGATCTGCGCCTTCAGTGCCTGCAGCCGGGCGGCGTTATAGCTCGACGGCTGGCTGCGCGCCACGTCGACCAGGATCTCGCGGTTGGCCTGGTCCAGCAGCTTCAGGATGCGCAGCCGCGCCTCTGGCGTGAGCGCCTCCGCCTGCTTCGTGAGCAAGTCGAGCTGCTGAGCGTAAGCCTGTGCGCGGGAGTCAGCCATAAACTTCAGTCCTTAAAAATCCGGTGAATGATACTTTGCTTGCCGTATTCGCAGAGCCCAATCCCTTGCGATCTCGATGCGTTCGACATGATCACGATTTCGTTTGCTTCATCCGTGAAAATGACAACGACAGCTTTTGCTTCACTCTTGCCGAATTCCTCCAGCGCTTGAATCAGGACATCGGTTGAACTGCGCGTTTCAGCCATCAGTTCACCCTCGTCCTTGCTTCGTCCGCATCCAGCAGATCGTCATCTGGACCTTTGCCGGCTTCCTCGGCCGCGTTCGGCGCCGGCGTCTTCAACGCCTTCAAGGCCGCGCCCAGGGCCGACTGCGGAAAGAACAGATCCTGAGCCTTTGCAGCGCGGTCCGCCTTCTCGGCTTGCGCTGCCTGGTATTCTTCTTGGCTGTCGTCGATCTGCACGCCGATCTCCGAGAGCAACGTGTGAAAGGCGCGGGCCGCCGTCTGTGTGGTGACCCATCCTTGATCCTGCCCTGTCTGCAGAGCTGTAGCGGCACCCACCAAAGTTTGCGCGCCTTTTTCGAGATCCTTAACGGCAATCTCCGGGAACTCGATCGTGAAGCTGAGGTCGATGTTTTCCGGAAGCACGCCGGCGCGCTGCGCGCAATCGAGCACGAAGTTCAGAACAGCCTTGATGCAGCGCGAGAGCAAATTCTGCCGCTTCTGAATTTTCTTCGTGAAAGGCGCGTTCATCTCCAGCGCCGAGGCCCGGTTCGCGTCGTCGCCATCGCCCATCAGGGTTGGAGGAATGCCCGCGCCGCCGAGGCCGTACTTCTTGACCATGGAGCTGCCGCCGGCCATGTCCTGGCCTTTGAAGTCCGGCGTCTGTGCCTCAATCTTCACTTGCTCGTTGGTCACCTGGACACCGCCCTGCTTCGGCGGATCCTTGGTGAGCTTGTCTTTAAAATCGGCAACCTTCTTGCCGTCGGCGCCCTGGAGCGTGTAGTGCCACACAAACGAGTTCAGAAAGCGGACCTTGTCGCCGAAGTCGAAGATCATCTGGTCGAAGAGATCTATCCAGTCTGCCAGGGCAAACAGTTCACTGAATCCACGGCTGGCGGACTTGACCTTGTTAAGAGTCCAGTAGAAGCACTCCCCATTCAAGCGGCCGTAGTTTTCATCGTTCGGATCGTCGATGCGCCTGACGATCAGCATCGGCTTCTGCAGGATCTCGCCCACCTCGCGCCGCAGCCTTACCGCATAGGGCACGTTAATGCTGGCCGTTCCGTCTGCCGTAGCCATCTCGGCAAACTGGACGGTGTCAATGTTCATGGGGTCGATATAGCCCAGGCGCACTTTGCCACTGACAGGATTAACGGCCACAGGAATACACAACTCGCCGAAGATTGTCTTCTCGTCTGACCAGGCCTCGCAGTTGGCGTCCATGTCGTTTATTTCGTCGTTCCAAAAGTCGTCTATTACCTCCTGCACGCGTGGATCCTTGGCAGTGACGCGCACCCCTTTGCCCAGGGTGTAATCGGTGAGGATCTCCACGATCCGCTTTCCGAAGGGAGTCGTGACCGCGAGGAAGTAGCAAACCTGCAACATGCGGTCATGCATCAGCGGATTCAGATCGCGGAGGGTGGCCAGCGACGTAATGCGCCGGAAGCCTGGGTCTTCGCCGTCACCCGTTGTCAAGGTGAATAGTTGCGGCGCAACGGCCTCGGCCGCTAGTCGCTGATCTTCTGAGAGCTTGCCCGTCCCGAGCATCTTGAACGCTGCGGTCAGCATGGGAATATCGCTCTCCGCCACATTGGTCATGCCGGTTTTCGCGATGGCCTGGCGCACGGCGGTCTCGTCCGCATCCGTGCGCGCCGCGTCCCAGCGATGCGCCTCGTCAAGGTTGAGCATGGTGAGGCTGTTGCGCTCCGAGGTAGGCCTGCGCGTGAAGAGCGATTTAATTCGTCCCGGAATCAAGCCCATCTGGATCTCCTGTCGCGGCGCACAAAGTCTCCGCCGCCGCGGTTGCCGGCCAGCACGTCCTCGCGGCCAAAAGTCTGTTCACGTCCGCCCACCTGCACGTTGCTGCTGGCGATTGCGGCCTGAAAGTTGAAACGCCTGGCCAACTCCACAGCGCCTTCCAGCGCGTCGGCCAAATCGTCCTTGATCTTGCCCAGGAACAGGAGCTGCGAAATCAGCGTCTTCTGTGTTCCGTCCAGGCATAAGCGGAGGGTGCCGTTCTCCACCAGCGGGCTCATGGTGGAGATGCGTAGAAACTTATCAGTCAGGTGAGGCACGCCGACGACATTCAGATAGCGGCCGCTCGTGCGCGACGCATCCTCGATTGCCTGCTTCAGCGCCGTCTGGTACGCCTGGTCCTCGATGCCGATCACCATCGGCTGTTCTTCGTCGGCGCGGCGCAGGATGAACTCCACCTGTTTGGTGAAGGGCATCCGGTCCTGCTCGGCCCGCGTCACATAGATAAAACCCTGGGCGTCAATGTCGATGGTGACGCTGGCAAAGAAGTCAGCCGTAGACTTCTGGCTGATGGCCGGGTCGTTATAGCTGATCTTGACCGTCGCCTTCCCAACCAGCTCCTCGCGGCGGAAGGCGTGGCGCGTGATCCACTCTTCCTTGAAGACCTGTGTCGATTCAGAGATGGGCAGGTTGCGGAACTCCTGATTAAACATCACCGAGCCGATAACTTCTTCCTTCTCATGCAGGCTCTCGATGTCCCACTTCGCCGGCCAAAGCACCGTCTCCGGACGCCACTCCTGGTCAACCGCCTCGTAGCGCCGTTTGATGAACTTCTTGAATTTCTCCGGATCCAGCAGCTTGGCCAGCAGGCCGTCGTAGTGCAGGATGGTGCCGATCACGAAGACCTGGCACTTCTTGCCCAGGTTGAGGACGGTGCCCACAAACCAGCGCTCCAGCTTTTCGCGGGTCTCGGGGTTATCCACATCCTCTTCGTTTTCCATGTCGTCGCAGATGACCAGGTCCGGCCGGTACAGCCGGAAGCGCAACCCGCGCAGGCTCTGCCCGGCGCCGCGCGCGGCCAGGGTGACGCCCGTCGTCGTCCGGCAGTCGTTCACATCCCACTTCTTGTCGCCCACCAGGTTGCCGAAGTCGGCCCGCAGCTCGGCGTTCGACTCCATCTCCTCTTTCACGGCCGCGAGCTGCAGCGCGGCCTGGGGCTGTGTATCGCTGATGAGCACGATGAATTTGCGCAGCTTGTAGCAAATGCAGTAGAGAACGAAGATCACCGATACGCAGGTGGATTTGGCGTGTTCGCGGGGAGCGGCGATCGCGGCCAACTGCTCCGTCAGGAGGATCTGGTAGAGTTCGCGGTGGAACTCGGCCGGAGAGATGACCGCGCCCGTCTGCTGGTCCACCATGAAGTGGCGCATGTACTTTTGGGCAAACGTGGTGATGTCTGTGGCCAGCTCCCACGCCTGGTCCAGTACCTGGCTTGCATCTTTCCGCGCCGGCTTAAGCTCGCCGGGCACCACGCCAAAGACTGCGCGGAGCTGGGCGGCCGCGTCCTCACGCTGTTGACGCTTCGATTTGTTTTGAGAAGGCCTCAGCGCCATGCGTGAACTCCTGAATCAGTTCTTCCTTGATGGGATCGATGACAGCGCGCACCAGCTCACGGGTGCGCAGTTTCTTCAGCAGGTCCTGCGAGGCCAGCAGGTAAATCTCGCGCGGATCGCCGGCCTCGGCCGCCAGCTTGGCGCGCTCGGCATCGATCCTGGCCAGGTCCGCGTCTACGCGTTTGGCCTGCAGCTCCACGCGCTGCATCCGGCTCATGGCCAGGGTCAGATCCTTCAGGCCTTTGGCAAACTGCGCCTTGTCGCCGATGCCCGCGCTCTGGATCAGGTTGAAGACCTGGTCGCGCAACGCATTGACCACGGCATTATTGGCGCCTGCCAGATCCCGGCCGGCAAAAGCTCCCGCGAACTCGCGCGCCTGGGCGCTCTCCGCCAGCACCTGCTTCCGCGCCTGGCTCACGCGCAGATCGAACCAGCGGTGCAGGCTGCTCTTGGCCAGCTTCATCTCCGGAAACTGCTCCAGCACCTTCAGGTCCAGCGACTCCCAGTCGATGAAACTGCCGCCGTCCTCTTTCCACTTATCGCTGTACGGCCGCGCGGACTGCTCCGCAATCTCCATCCAGGTGCGACCCCAGTCGTAAAGGGTCTCGATCGCATCCCGCGCGCTCTGCGGCAGCAGATCGATCTTGAGCGGCTGATGCGTCACCCGCTGCTCTCCGGTTTTGGGTCTGGGCTTGGTCATGGCTAGTTGAACAGCACGTCGTCGTTGCTCTGACGCCGGGTGTAAAAGCGAAGACCTGTCGCGGTGAGCACGATCTGGCTCAGCTCCACGCGCCCGGTTTCCTGGTCTGTACTCGATTTGAAGTCGATATATTCGAGCACCTGCAGATCCTGCAGGAGCGTCACGACCTGCTGGCGTCCAGCCGTCTGCCCCATCTTGAGGAGGATCGCCCAGATCTCGAAGTCATCCAGCCGCGAGAGCTGATTCTCGTGGCCCTCGCGCACCAGCTTGAGAATGATGCCTCGACGCCGCCGCGCTTGAATTTCCCTACGTTCAACATCCATCGCACTCACCATTTGCTTCCTGATTCAACCCCATCAACTCCAGCGCAGCCCATATCTCAAAGTCGCTAAGGCGGGGTTTCCCTTTGCGCACCAGTTTCAAAATGATGCCCTTGCGCCGCTTTGCCCTAATCAAGTTTTGATCAGTGTCTATCGCGATCATCCGGCTCCTTGTTCCTGCGATCAAATGCAACCTTTTCGTTGCTCAACATCGAGTGCAGGCCCTTTATGCCGCGCTGCACATCCAGCAAAATCTCGTCCTGCTTATCCAGCCGCTCGTAGACGCCTGGAAACTCCTGTGCCGCGTAGATCGCCAGCCGCTCAACCTGCTCCGCCTGGCGTCCGCCCTGGTCAGCCAGCCTGGTCAACGCGTCGGCTGTCTTGACGCTGGCCACCGTCTGCTGCTGCACGTTGGTCACAACGGCGCTGAACGTCGTCTGGATGGTGTCGTTCATCTGGCCCATAAAACGGCCCAGAAACGCCAGAGCCACCAGAGCGATTACCGGCCACGGGCCCCAAGCCCCCAACAGCTTGAAACCTTCGACCGGCTGGCGCTGCAGCAGGTCCAAAATCAACAGGACTACCGCCGCTCCGCCGGCCGAGCTGAGCGCCACCCTGAAGTGCCTCAGCCAGCCACGCCGGAAGCTGGCCGCCACCTCGCCCTTGGGGGCGTCCGCCCCCACCAACCCGATGCCTGTCATGAGGCCACTTTCCACGTCCATCGCCCAAAACCTGCTTTCGCCATCCGGCCAACCCCTTAAACCGCCCGGATTTGCCCCGCTAAGGCCTGCGGTATGCCATACCGGTATTTATTTGGTCCTACCCCACGTCGGCGACCTCCCCGACGCCCTGAAACGCCTCCTGGCGTTTTTTGGTCTTAATGCTCCCCTTCAGGTTCCGCGAGAGCCGGTTTGACCGTCCCGGCTGCCACCGCCCGGGCGACCGTCAGATTGTCCGGCCGCTCCCACATCGCGCGGAACTTTGCCTGGAAAACGGCATAGGCTCGCGGGTCGGCGGAGAGGACGGCTGAATTGTCCTGGAGGCGTTCACCCTGCTCGCTGAAATTGGCCGATCCGTCCCGGACCAGGCTGCCGTCCATCGCGTAGCTTTTCAGGTGCATCAGAACTTTGGAATATTTGACCTTGATGGTGACCCCCGGAAACCCGATCAGCTCGTGTAAAGCAATTCGGGCACAGGTTGCGTCGCCGCGGCACTCGGCCTGCAGCTCCCCGCGGTCAAGGTAGATTCGGATCTTCACGCCGAATGCGGCTTTGGTTCGCAGGGCGTCCACCACGGTCTTGTCTGTCAGGCTGAAGGCAGCCAGGTCAATCGACTGCTGAGCGGAGTTGATCGCCGCCACGTCCACATTTTCGAGGCTGCCAGGGTTTGCGTAGTAAGTTCCCGGCGCCGGCGCGGTCTGCGCATAGGCCTCGCGCAGGCAGCTCGCCATCCACAAGGTCAGCACGAAGACCAGCCCGATACCAACCCATCCACGAATTCTCATGGTCATAATTCCTCCACCTGTTCTTTGATCCTGGCCGCCGCCCTGAATGCCGAGATCCACCACGGCCGCCTGGTGCATGTCACGGTCAAAAGCTGCTCAGCCTCGCTGTAAAGCCAATCCACAGTGACGCCGGCGAGGGTTGCGGTCCCCATATCGTTCAGCACCGTCATTTCGTCGGCCTGGGCGCGTATGCGGGCGCGGATTTTCTTGTACTTCGATCGCGGAATCCCGAAGAAGTTGACCGGCTTGTCTGGTTTCATCGGGTCACTCCGCGAGGTCCGTGGCGCCCTGTTGCAATGCAGGGCGCCCCGGAGTTGGTTGAGTTCCCCAGGTACGCGCTCAGGCATCCGCCCGTAAGGAGTAACCGAAGTGACGTCATTTGTCTCCGGCAGCAATCTGGGGTGTTTCTCTCTGTTGGGTTTATTTTGTTACAGCTTCTTCTTGATGGCGGTCTCGATCGCCGACAACTTGGTTTCGAGAGTGGCTTCCAGGCTCTTGATCGCACTCCCGATGTAGCCGGAGAAGACGACTCCGCAAATGAAGGCGACGACGGCGACAATGACAAACATGAGAAACAGATGCATGGCTCTCTCCTATTGCTGTGGGCCGTTGCCGGCCCGGTTGTTGAAAACATCGGCGGCGCGGTTGATGCCGTACAGCGCCCCGCAGATTCCTGTTGCGAACAACGTCAAAGCTCCCAGTGCCTGGCAGAACTCCGCCACCGATACCGGCGCGTGAATCTTCCACAGCAGTGCCGAGCTGAAGCCCAGCGTGAACACGATCACAGCCACCACACAGAACCGCGTGCTGCTGCCGGTTCCGTCCGCCTCGCTCAGCATCGAGCGCAGGTAGCCGCGCGCCCAGTTGTCAATCGCCGGCATCATTGCTTCCCCGCCACGTACCCGATCACCCCGCCGATCACCACCCACTTGGCCGCGGTCAGCGTCCGGTGCATCCAGGTGCCACCCTTGGCCGTTTTCTCCCACTCGTCGCGCTGGGCCGTGGTCTCTTTCAGTTGCACAGCGTTGTCAGCCTGAGTCTGCGTACAGGCGTCCAGCTTGGCTGAATTTTCCTGGCAGGTAATTGCGCCGGCCTGGAGCGTGGCAAAGTCCACCTGGGGGATCTGCACCACGGGCGCGCTGGGCACTTCTTCGGTTTTGCCGTTCACCGTCTGCTGCACCGGCGGAGGCTGCACCACCTGCAGCGGCGCGGGTAGCCCAGGAAACAGCTTTGCGGCGTCAATCACGATCTGCGGCGCCGTCGCCGGCACTTGCCTCTGTGTCTCAATCGTCTTCAGTTGCGCGTCCAGATTCTGCTGCACAGACTGGGCATCCTTCGCGGCCTGGTTAATCGTCTTCTGCTGCGCCGCCGTCTGCGCCTCGGCCTGCAGCCGGGCGTCGTGCTCCTGCATCCAGGAGAAGACAGCAACCGCAATGAGCAGGATCGCGAGAATGCCAATCACGATCTCGCGCGTCAGGTTCGCCGGAGCGGCAACCGCTGCCTCGACTGTCGAAACCGGTGTGGGTGTCGTCGTCAAGCCGCTACCTCCTTGCGATTCATGAGGGTGAATCCCGCGCTCTTGGTTGTCAGCCCCTGAGCTTTGCGCATCCTCTTCCATTGCCTGCCAGACATACCGGCAGGACGCTTTGGCTTGGTGCTTCGTAGTGGGCCATAAGCGGTTCCGTATAGCTTGACCAGGTGAACGAAACCCGAGTAGGGATTCAAGCCGCTACCTCCTTCGCCGGACCGTCTTCCGGCTGGATGTCGTACTGGGTCAGGTCGTAGATGGAGATGAGCTTGGTAAGCATCGACGCGTAAGTGGGACTGGTCGAGTAGCCGCAGCTCTGCAGCTTTCCGGCAAAGCTTGCCGGATCACTGCGCACAGCCATGGCCGGCGCATAGCGGCTGGCGGTGGCCAGCAACCGGGCATGCGCGTCAAAGCTCTCGCCGGCGTCCTGGTACCGGGCAAAGTCCGCCTCCACCAGCTCGCACACGCCGTGGATGTACTCGTGCGTGGGCAGCTCGATGTAGGTGTTGGGATCGGTCGCGTGCACGGCCTTGATGCCGAAGTAGTTATTTGCCTCGCGCGCCAGTTGGCTCTGGCCCCAGCCGAGCTGGTTGCTCGACTCCAGGATGGCCTGGGCAATGGTGACCGATGCGGGCACGCCCCATTTGCGCTGCGCGGCCTGCGCCGGCGGAACAACCAATCGGAGAAAAGTGTTCTGCTGCGCGTTCATGCGGCCTCGCTCCCCGGGCGGATTCGCGCGGCGGCCGTAGGAGCTAACTGCAAGCTACGGCTCCTACGGCACGATCCGCTCGGCTCTGGCTCTCCGTGATCTCTCAGTCTCTTGGATTTCACGGTGTCAGTTCCCCGGTTTGGGTGAGGCCAGATTAAGACGCGGCTTCGCCGTGCCATGCGGCAATCGGCATGGCTGGTTTATCAGGGAAAGATGGGATAGAGGGCGACCGGGAGGCTAGTCTATGTGCTTAGTGGTGACTGAAATGCCGTAGCTTCTTAGAATCTCAAGCTCTTTTTCGGTGGGCTTGAGAAAGTCGGGATCTTCCGGCCAGCGTTCCGCCGGAACATGTGGACGCTTGGGAACTATTGTTCTATCCCAGAGATACCGGGGGTTTCTATCCATCCAATCCGTGGCTGCGCGCAGCACGTCCTTGGGAACACGATCTATTCCAGGAAGCGCAGGTTCAAAACTTTCAGACTGAACCGGTCTCCCCATCATCCGGATCATGCAGCCGCATTCCCATCCAAAAGGGGGAATGAGCACCTTCCACACCTCATCGTCCCATTTAGCTGCGAATCCATCTAACCACGCGTGGGGCGAGCGCATGCAGCCGTCGAGTATCATCCAAATCCGAAGGTAAGGGAAATTTGAAGCCTGACGCGGATACATCTCGGCTGTCCGCTCTGCACTGGCAGCGCCTGATTGAATCGACTGCGCCGTCTGAAAGACGGCGGTGCGCCATGACCACGACATAAGACTGAGACCAGGAACTTCCGACTCCTTGCAGACCCGATCCATCTCACCCAAGGTCCTCGTGGATGAATAAATGCGCTCCAGTTCTTCAACCGCCTCTGTGCTGGTTTCAATTCCTTGCAAGCGTAGAGACGCCCTGAACATAGCCATCCGGCGCATTTGCGCGTACGGGGGCAGATCAAAGGGCGTTGGCTTATTGTCACTGTTCATGTTGTGCGACGCGAGGGGACGAGTTACAGATTACTGGCGATGCTTTTGAGGACGACGTAGAGCAATCCAGCGGTTAAGGAGAATAACCAAAGTGCCAAGAAGATCACCCAGAATAGCGACCAGGCGGTCAGAGGCTTAGTCTGCGCGGGTGCGGCCGACGCGCAACGCATCGCCCTGATCTCATCAAGGCTCTTACCATCCGCAATAGCCTGGGCGCAGTCTTGATGCTCATCGCTTGCAACGCCAGCCCATTGGCCACAATATTTACAGTTCGCCATCGCATCTCACTTTCTAGCCACGCTACTGAGGTTTGCCCTTTTGCTTCGGCATATCGAGTTCATCGCCAATCCAGCGTACGAGGCCCACGATACTATTCTCGCCGTGCGGGCGCAATAGCTTCGGCGGCTGCCCTGGCTGGAACGGCAACAGGATGTATCCGCCGTCTTGACCGCTCAGCCATCTAACCTCGACGCCCGACGGGGTCTGCACGGCCACCATGTGTCCAAGGAGTCGATCGGCGTCCCGGCGGCTCAGGTCCACCATCGCGATCATTTTGGAGACAGTCTCTCCGATGATGTGGAAAGCCCTGATCGCGCCGCCCTCAGGAAACCATTGCTCCGGAAAATGGATATAGCTTTCAACGTCCGCGGACACCACTTTGCTCACTTCACCCACCCCTCTGTGTGACTTGATCAACGGTATATTACGTAGCAAGTTGCTTGCCATATAACTGCCCGGAGAATCAGTATCTTGCAAGTTTATTCCGGCCTGCTCCGAGGCTCTATCCCTCCACCATTGCCGCTCACTTTCAGGCGCAAGTTCTGAGAGCTTGAGGAGCGCCGCAGCAGAGGGAAGGTCCTGGGATCGCTCCCATCGAGAGACCTGCGCAACGCTTACCCCACAGAGCGCGGCGACTGGGGCCTGCTTCATTTTTCTGGACTTCCGCAGATCGGCGATTTTGGCCGCAAAAAGGGTAAGGCGATCCCGCCTTTCAAGAATCCGATAATTTTGCTTGACAGGAATTCGAGCTTCCTTTAATGTTCTTAACGCAAGGCAAACAGCGTTTCCTTCCGAAGGATACATGAAGACAGACACCTATAGAACGAAGTTGACCCGCAACATCCAGAGCCGCGTGGCGAGGGTTCTCCATCTGAGCCGATCCCACGTATGTCTTGTTGCAAACGGCCATAGAAAGTCGGCACGCGTCGAGAAGGCCCTGGCAAAGGAATATGCCCGCATTGAGCGCGTGGTGCAGCGGTTCGAGCGGCACAGTGATGAGGTGGCCGCGTGAGTAAAAAGCCCTCGCGCCTGGAGCAGCTCGGCTATCTACTGACCGCCATGATTTCAATAATTGCCAGCGGGTCAAGCGACCTTCTAACAGAAAATGCACCCATACCTTCCAGAAACCCGCTTCTTGCGGAAATTGATCTGCGTGATTTTAGGCGCCACGGGAAATACTGGGGGCTGGCCGTTCGAGTAGCACAACAACTCCGGCTTAGTCATTCTCATGTGCATCGCGTTCTTTTGGGCGATTCTCAATCGCTGCGTGTAGCCCAGGCGATCAGTGATGAGATGAAACTCATAGATAAACAAAGTGCTCCATCGCCAATTAACGCAGATGGTTTGAGTGCAGAAGAAATATCTGAGTTTTCCCGCGGGGGAAGGTATTTCGGGCTTAAAGCCAGCGTCGCAAAACAACTCGGAATTTCTCAGAACACTGTTTGTAAGGCGGCCCGTGATCCAAAGAACTCACGCCCCACGTATCGAGCCATCCGCGCCGAGATGGCCCGCGTGGATGCCGAGATCGCCGCGAAGAGCGGAGGCCGCAAATGAGCGCAGCCCCGCAGTTGGCCCTCGTTCCGCGCATGCCTGAGCAGTGGCTCACGGCCGACCAAGTCATGAAGCTGATGAACTGGTCTCGCGCCACATTCTACCGCCGCTCTGCCGAGCTGATCTCCCGCAATAAGCCCGATGGCCTGAATGCCCGTCCGCTCCGCGAATACCTCGCGGCCTCTCTTCCCCTGTCACCCACCCAGGCGGAGCAGACCCAGTTGACCGTGGTTGCTCCGCCTGCGGCCTCATTTGGACCACTCTTCGCCGGCATCCCGGCCACTGGAGCGCAGCGCATCATGCTCCCAGACCCAGAAGCTCAGAAACAAGCCGAACAGCGCCTCGCCGTACTGTCGCCCCTACTTGATTACGCGGCTAACGCCGAAAGGCTCTCCTCGCTCACGCTGCCCGACGGACGCCGCGTTACCTCACTCACCAGGCTGATAGAACACATCGCCGTCACGCACGAGCCGCCTATTTCCATCCGCACCGTCAAAGATTGGCTGGCGCGCTACCGCGCAGACGGGCTGGTTGGCCTGGCCGATCGCATCCGCAGCGACAAGGGCCAGAGCCGCTGGTTTGCCCGCAACCGCGACGCCGCCATTTTGGCTGCATACCTCCATCTGGGCGACATTGACCGCCAGGGGTTAACGGCCAGTGAAAAGCCTCACCGCGGTCAAAGCATTGCCTTCATTTACGAACAGCTATGCGAGCGCGCTGAAAGCCTCGGTATTGCCGAAGGTGAACTGCCCAGCCGCGAGACAGTGCGTATCTTCCTGGCTGACTCCATCTCACCGGCCATGAAGGCTCTGGCGCGCGAAGGTAAGCGGCAGTATCGCGAGCGCATGTCGCCCTACATCCGCCGCCGTTACGACGACATCTACGCCAACCAGGTGTGGGTGGGCGATCAAATGGAGCACGATGCCGAAGTAACGAACGACGGCATCTTCGACGATGTGCCGCTGGGCACCCCGCTGCGTCTGCGGCTCGACGCCTTCGAAGACTACCGCAGCCGCAAGATAGTGGGCGCCACCTGGACGCACTTCGGCAGCTCGCGCTCCATCGCAGCCACCCTGCGCCGCGCCATCCTGCAATTCGGACCGCCGGAGATGATCTATGTGGATAACGGCAAAGACTATAAGAAGGTTGCGAAGGGAGCGCAGCGCGGCTTCCCGGTGCAAGACCTTCGCCCCGAGGATCTTGTGCCTATCGAGCAATGCGGTTTTCTGGCGCGCATCGGCGCGGGCGTAACGCATTGCATTCCGCGCCACCCGCAATCAAAGGGTGTAGAACGCTGCTTCGGCACGGTGCATCATTTCGATGCGTTCTTTTCGACCTACACCTCCGGCCAGACAGCCACGCGCCCCGAGGCCACCGGAGAGCTGATGATGCAACACCGCCGCCTGTTCAAGGCCGGTCGCGTTGCAGAGTCAAAGCATCCGCTGGCCAGCCGCTTCATTCTCGCCTGTCTGGCATGGATTGAGAAGTACAACAACACGCCGCATAGCGGCGAGGGGATGGACGGTCTCAGCCCGAACGAAGTCTTTGAGGCGGAGTTCAACCCTAATCAGAAACCGACTCCTGAACCTGCCACGCTGGCAATGTTGATGGCTGAGTACGAACGCCGCGAGGTGCGCGAGTGCGCGGTGACGCTCAACAAGCGCCGCTACATGGCGCGGCCTGAAGATCGCCTCGCCTGGGCGGCCATGCATGAAGCCAATGAGCGCGAAATTCTCATAGCCTACGATCCCTGCGATCCGGAGAGTGCGGCTGCGCTCGACCTCGATGGCCGTTTCATCGCTTGGCTTGAAGCGGAAACCTTGCTCCGCTTCGCCCCTGCCGATCCGGAGACACGGCGCCAGATCGGCGAATCGATGGAAATCCGCCGCGGGCTGGAAAAAGCCACGAAGAATTCAATACGCGCCATTGCGGCTGCTGCCCGCAACAATGGCGCGCAATCGGCCGAGGAGATGGCCTACAGCCAACTGCAGCTTCCCGCTGCCACTAGTCCTGTGATCTCCCAACGTGCACCCCGGCTCCGGCCGGACAAAACAGCCGTTGCGCCGGCGAGCGCTTCGGACATCGCTGCTTCTTTTTTGGAGGGACTCAAGTGAATCTATCGGGTGAAGTGAAACGCGCCTCGCTGGTGAGCGAGGAAGAAGTCAATGCAGCTTGCCGCCTGCGCATCGCAGAGTACATGTCCCGCTCCGGGCTTTCGATGCCGGACATGGCGCAGAGGATCGGCTACGGCAGCTCCACGCTGCGGCTGTTCATGGCCAACCAGTACTACAACGTAAGCCGCTCGGCCGCCGCCCTGGTGAAGGCCGCCGACGGATTCATGAACAGCTATCCCATCGCGCCGCCTACCCACATCATGGGTGACCTCTACGACACAGCCAATGTGCGCATCATCCGCGAGACGTTTGAAAAGCTGATGCCGCGTCCGGTGGCTTACATGATTTACGCGCCGCCGGGCTCGCAGAAGTCTTTCGTCCTGGAGAACGAGGTTGCGCGCCTCAACCAGGCCGAGCTGGCAGACGGTGGCGGCCGCCGCGCTTTCTATATCTACGCCCGGCAGAACGTCCGCCCGCGCGATCTGATCCGTCGCGTGGCCATCGCCTGCGGCTCCCGGGCAAACAACGATGTGGACCCCATGCTCTCCGGCATCCGCTTCGATTTCCGGAATAACCGCGTGGTGCTGGTAGTGGACGAAGCCCAGCATCTCTCCATCGAGTGCTTTGAGACGCTGCGCGAATTGCTCGACCAGCCGCCCTACTTCTCGCTGCTGTTCTCGGGCTCGCACGACCTCAAGCGCAAATTCGACGAGTTTTCCGCAACGCTGGAACAGTGGAACTCGCGCATCATTGCCAAGGTCCGGCTCCCCGGCCTGGAGCGCTTGGAAGCCATCGGCATCATCGAGCGCGAGATCGGCGACCTGCTCAAGGCGCGCAACCCGCGCGAAGCCAAGAGCCTGGTGGATAGGCTGATCGCCGGGGCCACGGCCCGCGACGCTTTCGAGGGCAACCAGGCTTACATCAACGTCCGCACCCTCACCAACGCTCTGGAACAGATCAAGGCCGCCGCGCCCGATCCCGCGCCGGCAGCCATGGAGAGCGAGGAGGCAGTTGTATGAGACAGCCCATTCCTGCTGAATTTCCCGAGTCGCTCTTCCACCTGGTGGAGGATGATGACGAACGCATTCTCCAGGAGGAGGGCACGCTCACCACTTCGGTGCGCGGCTCGCACGTCCTGGTCACGGTGCGCCTGCGCCGCTGGTGGGCTTTCGCGATGGCCTGGACGCCGACAGACGCACAGCTCCGCCGCATGGCTGAGGCTCTGCGCCGCACCTCAAACATCTGCGACTTCTGGCTCAAGGTCGCCGTGATCGCGGCTGTAATCTACCTGGCCGCAGAGATTGTGCCGGCCTTTCTGCCTGGCGGCGCGGTCGAGCGGATATTTGGAGGCGCACGGTGAACGAGAAAGCTACAGACCGCACCGTGTATCTCCACGGCTATGACGGACCGCGCTGCGTTGAAGGACGCGACCTGGTCGAGATTCCGCCCGAATTCATGGGCGCGGCCACCACGCTCAGCCGCGATCTGCGCCTCGCGCTGGACTGCTTTGTCGCCTTCGGCGCTGTGCCGCGCCCCATAGTCAAAGCCATTCTCCGCAACATGGACGCCGCGCAAACCGGCTTCGACCTGGCCGCGAAGAGCGCCCACCCCGGACCTTGGGCTGGCAGCGAAGAGGTGCACTGATGGACGTTTCCACCGTAGCCTGCGACATCTGCAAGCACCAGAAACAGGAAACCAATCACTGGCTGGTTGTGATTGAAAAGCCCGGCTTTGAAGGGCTGATCTTTCTGCCGTCCGAGGCCGCGCAGGAGCCGCGCGTCGAGGGCTATATCTATCGGGACCTTTGTGGCCACATGTGCGCGCAGAAGAAGCTCTCGCAGTGGCTCGACGAACTCAAAAACATCAACTACCCCACGAAAGGCGATGCAGCATGACAGCAACTGTCAACATCCACGCCGCGGCCGAGCAGATCGCGGATGAAGTCTTTGGCGAAAAGGCGCGCCCCACACCCGAAGAGATCGACGAGCTGGCCAGGGAGTACGAAGCCGCCAAGCTCCACGTTGCCGACGAGCGGGAGAATCTGGCGCGGGTTGAAGAGCGCGCCGTCATCCTGGTGCAGACCTGGGGTGTGGTGCCGGCGCACGCTGAGAAGAGCCGCCGCCTGGTGGGCAAGCTGAGCGAACTGCTGGTCACCAGGGCCGACACGCTCACCGTCGTTGATGACCGCGTGGAGACATTGAAGGGAGCGCTCGAAGCCAACGGCTACGGCGAGTACTTCAAGAAGCTCTTCACCCTGCGCTCGAAGTATGAAGTCGTCGAGGGAGCCGAGACCGCGCTCAAGTCCGAGTCTCTGCCCAAGCGCCTGAGCGAGAAGGTGCTCAACCTATGGGGCCGCTGCATCACCGTCAAGCCCAAGAAGCCCTCGCTCAAGGTCACCATCGCCGATCCCGCCAAGCCCGCGAAGAAGGCGAAGAAAGCTGGCAAGTGATGGCGAAATCTGTTAAGGCACGGCTCTGCGGAATGACAGCCTCTCTGAACTCAATGCGGGTGCAGGTCAACGAGCTTCATTCCCTGAATGGCGCACGCAACCCGGCTTCCAGTATGCAGCAGTGCGCATATATCTCCTCCGAGCTGCGCGACTTTACCACTTGCCTTGAAGCTCTGGTCTACCATTTCGACTCGCAGTTGAAGCGGAAGGCGAAGAAAGCCGCCTGCAAATGATCGTCACCTACAACCAGCTTTACTGCGACACAGAAGGATGCTCCAGCTTCTTCCCGCCGGAAGGCCCGGTGGACGGCGCGATCTACAGCATGCAGGAACTGCGCTGGATGGCCGCTCAGCACGACTGGAAGCGTAAATGCAATCCGATCCGGGATATGTGCCCGAACTGCGCCGGCAAGATGGCTGTCCAGACCAAAAAGAGAGGTCCGCGATGATTGACCCTGTCACCTCCGTTGCGCCGCCCGGAAAGCTCTGCACGCGATGCCTTTGCTGCCTCGCGATCATTGCCTTCGACGGCGAGTTTCTCTGCGCCGCCTGCGACGACGGAACGCACCCCAGACTGTTTAAGCAGCGGCCCACGCCGCCGATCGCTCTCCCTCCCCCACAACTGCGCCCCATCCTTCCACCAGCGCCCACACCAGCAAAGGAGCCCAGCATGACCTTCCACAAGGAAGACGTTACCAAGCGCAGAACGATAATCGACGAGACCGTCAAAGCCGCGATCCTCGCCGCCGATCCTTCTATCTCGAACGGCGCCCTGGCGCGGAAGCACGGCATATCCGACTACTTCGTAGCCAACATCCGGCGCGAGGCTGGAATCAAGAGCACCGCGAAGCCCGGATCGAGCCCCACACCACTTCAAATCGCGGCGTCCTTAACCACCAACGCCAAAGCCACCTCCGGCCGCACCGGCAAAGAGGTCAAGGGCTGGATTGCCGAGCCTGACACGAAACTACCGCGCTCCGCGGCCGTCACCCTCAACCTGGGCGAGGAGACGCTCAACGCCTGGTGGATCAACCAGACCCTTGAACGCAAAGCCATCATCTTCGGCCAGTTCTTCGAGATCCGCGTGGAAGGCATCGTCGGCTAGAACCCGCAACCCATTCCTGCTTCATTTTGGAGGAAACAAACATGCCTCACCTCACACCAAAGCAAATCATCCTGACGGCCGATCCAAAGGCGCGGCTCGACTTCTACGAACTCCTGCGCGGTGAGGGTAAGCCCTGCTGGTTTATCCGCAGCGATTGGCAGGGAGCGCAGCGCAGCAAGATCTGCGCTTCTCCTCGCGCGGCCTGGCGCGACGCCGCAGACCGCTTCCTTCAGACCTTCCCGGCCTTGAGAAAGACCGTGCAGTCATGAGCACTGACCGCGCCTGGGCGTTCTGGCAGGCGGCCAAGGCCAGCATGGAAGACATCGATGGCCTGATGCAGCAGCTCGCGCCAGTCGTCACCCAGTTCCCGCCGGTGCCGGTACCGCCGCACATCGTCAAACGGATTCGCAAGGATGTGCGGCGCTTCGACGAGAAGTTTTCCATGCTGATCCATGAGCAGAAACGCAAGGCGGCCAAGAAATGATCCAGAAGATTATTCGCGACGCCGACGGCAACCTGCTGTTCACCCGAATCATCGCGCGCATCGCCGAGATCTGCGACGAGTGCACGGCGGCGATCTGGCCCGGCGACAGCATGGTGGTCTACGACGACATCGCCAGCCACGACGGCCGCGACGGTTCACCGTTGCACATCAAGCGCCACTACTGCGACGCCTGCGGCAAGCTGCTCGAAGACTCCCTCACCACCACGGAGGCTGTCCTATGAGCGCACAACTCTCCATGTTTGCCGAATCGCACGAGGAAGCCGTCTCGCGGCTCGACCAGACGATCCTCAACTTGTTGCTGGGCTATCCCGGCGGTCCGCTCGGCCTGTCGCCTGAAGACGACGACAAGGCTGTGCTGCGCGCCATCCGCTACCAGCGCGGCCTGGCCAACACTATCTCCATCCACGAGCTGCAGACCCTGACCAGGCTGAGCGCGCGGCAGATCAAGAAGACCGTGCGCGGGCTGCGCATGAACTTCCACCTGCCCATCGGCAGCTCGAAGAGCGGTACGGACGGCGGCTATTACCTGATTCTGACCGAAGCGGACCGCGCCGCCTGGGTAAAAGAAGTCCTTGACCAGGTGCGCGCCGAGCTGGCCGTGATGCGCGCCGCTGCCGGCCAGCAGGCCACGCTGGAGCTGCTCGGCCAACTCTCCATGGAGGTGAAGCGTTGAGCGACCTGAAACCTATATCCGTCGGCGAAATTCTGGTGATGCGCGAGGAGTTCGATCATACATCCAGAAAGCCTGACATGGCCCGCGGCGTCGTCGTCCGCGCTGAGAAGCTGGTGCGGCTGCTCGATGAAGTGCTGATGTGGCGTGAATCCGCCGGCGCTGAAACGGAGGACGGCAATGCCTGATCCCAGAGAGCAAGCCATCCTGAAGCTGGTCGAGGAGGCGCGCAAAAAGTCCAACGCCTTTATCGTCCTGGGCATCACGCCCAACCGCTTCTTCTACTCCTGCGATGAACGAATCACGCTGCCGGATCTGCACGGGCAACTGGAAAACATCGGAGACGCCGTCTGCGAGAGCGTATCCCGCACCCGCGCCCGCAACGCCAAAGAAAGAAGGCAGTCATGAAACTGCGCGAAAGTGATCCGCTCGTCATGCTCAGCGGCGTCATCCTGGGCTACGGCGCTCTTTGTCTGGTGATCGCAGGCCTGCTCATAGCCCACAACTGGAAATGATTTTGGAGGAAACCATGGAAACAAATGAAAAGCCCGTTGTAAATTTCGTGATCTGCGAGGAAGCGGACAGGCTTGCCCACCATATCGCGGAAGAGACAGCCGTCTCGACTATTGAGTGCATGACATCCACGGAGACGGTTGACGGCGCAACGTGGCTGGATATCAGCGTGGAAGGCGTCTTCGAGCCTCTCAACGTCGAGGCCGACGACGAGATCCGCTACCTGGAACTGCGCAACATGCTGCGCTATCACCCCACGAACCACAACCTGGTCCAGATCGTGGAGGCATAGCCATGAGGCCCAAGAAGAAGATCCTGCTGGTGGGCGCGAACGAAGACCACACCGGCGTTCTGAAGTTCCTGCTGGAGACACACCACTACGCCGCGACTACCGTTGTCAGCGCGGCTGAGGCTGAGCAGCATCTGCGCGCCGGTTTCTACGATCTGCTGCTCATTGAGTATCCGCTCGAAAGCATCGAGCACCTGCTCGACCAGGCCTACGATCTCGACAGCACCATGCACAGCCTGGTCATCGCTCCCAAACTGCGCGAGCGGCCCGAGCTGCGGAACGCGAGCGCGGTGATGGTGGGCAACTACTGCTCGGCCGAGCTGCTGGAACGCATCAAGGTGCTCACCGCGCGCAAGCGCGGACCCAAGAAGTTCGGGCCGGCCATTGACCGCATGGTGGCGCTGGCTGCCCAGAATGCAGATAGGCGGACGGCATGAGCTGTGAAAGCCACTGCAAGGAATGTCAGCAAGAGAAATACCGTGCGTTTTCTCTGGAGGAGTGGAAGCGTCTCGCCTCTCTGCCAAAACAATCCCGCATTGTAGTTTTTTTTGCATGGCTGCCGGTTCGTTGTCCTAAAACCAAGCGGTGGTTTTGGATGGAGCGCTGTATTAGGGTTTACGAGACTTGCTGCCGCATGAGCTATGTTGGCTGGCCCATATTGAAATGGAACCTTGTACGCATCGAAAGGGAAAAAGCATGACGGCCTTCGCCCAGGAACTGCGGCGCTGTAAGACTGTGCTGCTACTGCGCGCGGTGATCGACGCTGGCGGCAACCAGTGCACCGCGGCGCAGGCTGCCGGCGTGCACCGCAACACCGTCAACCGCCTGCTGCGCGGCGCGGGCTACGACATGAACAGCCTGAAGCACCTGGCCAAAGCCCGCAACGCGGAAGCGCAGTGCAAGCAGCCCGCATCCGAGCAGGGAGCGAGCAACAAAGAAAGGCAAACGGCATGAAAGCTCTGAGTGTGCGCGCGCCCTGGTGGTGGTTCATTCTCCACGCTGGAAAGAATATTGAGAACCGTGACTGGGGAACCGAGCGCCGGGGAACGATCTATCTGCATGCCGGCAAGTGGTGGAGCGCCTATGGCGTTAAGGCTGCGATCTATGAGGCTAATGGGATGGGGGCTCTTCCATTTGGACTCGTCTTTCCTTCCGATCGAGAGATGATGCGCGCCGGATGCGGCTGCATCGTAGGCACCGTTGACATCGTGGATTGCGTGAAGCGCAGCGCTTCCCCATGGTTCACCGGAGAATATGGCCTCGTACTCGCCAATCCGGTTGCATTTGCGCAGCCGATTCCATTTAAAGGCGCGCTTGGATTTTTTGAAGTGCCAGACAACATCATCATCTCAGGGGAGAACGATGGGAACCGAGTACAAGCGGCAGTGCCAGCTTCCAGGATGCAAGAACTCAGTGACGGGCCGAGCAAGGTTTTGCAGCGGCAAATGCCGGACGGCCGACTGGAAGGCGCGCAGCCAAAAAGCCGAGCCACAGATCTGCTGCCCTCAATGCGGTTATGACCTGAGCAAAAAGCACCCAGGGCGGCCGCGCAAGGCGCCACAGGCAACGTAGGAGGACGCTATGGACAAACCGATCACACCAGGCCAACTGAAACGCCTGCAGGTGCTCTACGGGCAGCTCGCGCGCCATACGCAGGAAGGCGCGGATCGCGAAGCCCGGCTGCGCTGGGCCTCGCAGCTCGTCCAGCGGCCGGTGAAGAGCTTCAGCGACCTCAGCCAGGCCGACGCGCTGCACCTGATCGACGGGCTGCAGGGCCAGCTCGGCATCAATGTCCCAGCCAAGCCCCGCCGGCGCCTCAGCCGCGAGGCTGCCTTCAAGGCCGGCACCGAAGGCCGCCGCGGCTTCGAGAGCCCGGAGATCACCTTGGCCGGTCCGAGCGAGCTGGCGCGGATCCAGTACGCGCTCGATCTGCTCGGCTGGAACCAGGCGCAGCTCGAAGGCTGGCTCAAATCGCCGCGCTCGCCGCTGGGCCGCAAGGCGTCGCCGCAGATCCGCACCCTGTTCGACGCCAACCGCGTCTGGTGGGCACTGAAGAAGATGGCCGTCGCTCGCGGCCTCTGGAAAGGGCGCTGATATGGCAAGGACAGGCTTCCGTATCCCCGATCAACTACTGCTGCCCTGGAGCCCGCGCTACTCTATCTCCGCGGCCCACGCGGCGCAAATGCTCGACACCTCCATCAACACGATCTGCCGCATGATCGAGGAGGGCACGCTGAAGGCCTACAAGGTGCGCCCGGACAAGCCCAACAGCCCCTGGCGCGTGAACTATGATTCCGTTGTGGCCCACGTCGAGAAGATCCACCAGGATAACGGCCTGGAGAAGAGGTTCTGAAATGGCAAAGTGGACAAAAGAACCACCGACAACGACCGGCTTCTACTGGCACCGGCAAGACGAGCGCGACAGTAACCCGGAAATTCTTGAATTACATGATCACCAATTCTGGCGCGGGGATTCGCCCAGTCCTATTGATCCAGAATTGGTTGATATCGAAATCATGAAGGCATTCTTCGGTGAGTTTTGGGATGAGCCGATCCAACCGCCGCCTTCAACCTTGCCACCACCAGCCATCAACTAAATCAGCAAGTATCCCACCTCTCCCGCGTCTTCCCCTTGCACCGCAGCGCGCGCGTAATCTGGCTAGCCTACTACCATGCGCGCCCGTCTCTTGCTTGCCCTGCCTCTCCTTGTCTGCTCTGCGCTCCATGCGCAATCGCAATACGCGGCCTTCGTCGCCAACAACATTACCGACATGGCCGGCAATAAGCTGGCCAGCGGCACCATCACCTTCAGACCGGTGCTCACGCCCACGTCGTCGCTGCCTGCCTCTCCGCGTCTCACTGGCGGTGGCCGCGCCATCCCGCTGCCGATCACCTTCAAGGTCGTTGCCGGCGTCGCGTCGGCCACCTATGGCACCATGCAGCTTCTCGACGTGACCCAGGCCAACCCGGCCAACTTCTGCTACGCCAGCACTATCCACGACAACAACTCCGGCGCGACCTGGAACCCGGACCCCTGCCTGCAGCCTGCGTACAACGCGAGCTGGTGCACAGTGACCGCGGGCGTGACCTCCTGCGATTACGGCCAATACCTTCCTTCCGGCACTCCCGGCGCCCTGGTCTCCTCGGGACCTCCGGGCGCTGCCGGCGCGGGTTATATCAGCGGCCTCAGTTCCAACGGAAGCAACGGCATCAACGTCGCTGGCGCCGTCGCGGCTAACACAATCGCATCCGCTTCGACATTTTCCACTTGGAACTTCGCTGCTGGCTATAATGGCGCCATCTGCGACGGAATTACCGACGATACCAACGCCTTCAACGCGCTGCTGGGCGTTGTTGCTGCTGCTGGAGGTGGAACTGTAAAGGTAATCGGTACCTGCCTTTTCAACTCTCCACAGAATCGCCCTATCATCATCCCGACAGACGGCTCAGGACTATGGGCTGTACCTATAAACGGAACCTGCCCTATTCCTCCCCTTGTGCCAATGGATGTGATAAGCGGTGTGCCACAAGCAACCGCCGCAATTGTTGACCCCGGCTACTGCCCAGTCCCGCCGACGACGTGGAGCATTGTTGCTGTTGGCACCACGGCGCACCTTGGCACCGGCGCGTCCTTTATGGCAGGAACATGGCTCAACGGCGGATTGCAGAGCGGAACTTTCTCAGGCGGCACTGGCTATACAACAACCAACAGCAATGCTGTGAGCATATCGATTGTTGGGCTGGGGCCATCGTTTGGCGGTGGCTATGCAGGCCTGAATGCCCATGGGCCATCGATCATGGACATCCGTACTCCAGCGCTGTTTGCTAAGATTATGGCGCTCGGCGCAAATAACTTCTCGCTAAAGAACATTTTCATCAAGGACTCTGGAACTGATTGCACTCCGTTCGTTTTGGCTACCGGAGCAAACGCTGATATTGGCGGCGTAACATTTTCAGGCACACATGGAAATGCTAGTTCCTGTAATGAGGGAATCATCTTTGGCGGCACAATCAATGCAGCCCTGAACAGCCCAAATGGCGCCTTTCTCGGATACGGCACCACGAGAGTGGTACATAACTGGTTTGACAAAATCAGGGTCGCGGGTTGGTTTCGTGATGGTACGAATTCGATATTATGGGCCGACAACGAATACGAATCCACGTCAGGTGTACCCTCTGCGATGCCATCCTCGCCGGGATTGACCAGCGGGTTTCCGGCCTACTGCCCGATTATGAGCGATTCTACAGTTGCGCAGACTTACAAAAACCTACTGCGGGGCAACCTGTTTGAATCGGTATATGTGCCTTATGACATCTGCCAGATCGGTTCGTCGGTCAACAGCATCATCAATCAGGGCAATTCCGTCTGGGACACCCATTTAGTCGGAAATATCTTCATCGCCGAACATTTCACAAGCGGTTCATCGACTACCTATGAGTGCGATGGATGTTCCATAAACAGTGACGGCAACCGCGCCATTGCACAGCTAACGGTCTCTGGGTCTTCACCGTCGATCACTGTCACAGGCGTAACTCTGCTCACTCCAGGAGCGGGAGCATCGACCACCGTGAACTCGGTCATTCAGTTCATCGCTAACGGTGTCTCTTGCGGGTATGCGATAGCCACGAACACCGCGGGAGCGTTGAGTGCTCCGGTCATTCAGGTAGCAGGACCCTGCGCCACCACTCCTGTCGCCGTGGTGGTTGGTCCTAATACGGTTTACTCCAGCCACGAGATGAATCTCTACAACGGACTTGGCACAACTACTTATCACGGGTTGGGAAACGGAACAGTATACGGATCGACGACATTTGTCGGGAATGCTCTGCCGAGCGGGGGTGCCCCAATTATAGTGAGGCCCAATGACCCTCCAACCAGCACAAGCGCGGACTCGTTTATCATCGGCAACTCCCCCTACGACCCAACCTGCCCTGGTAATAATCTCTTCACGCAACTCTATACAGGAGCTTTAGCACTCAAGGCTTGTACTGGAGAGTCCTATGTGACCTTCACCAACAGCGGCAGCACAGATAGCTTTGTGGCTGGCTCGAATGGCAGCATCACAGAGACAGGTCACAGTATAGACATTACTGCTGGAACCGGACTCGCCATCAACCTGCATTCACCTTTACTTGTAGTCGCTGGCAACTCGCTGAACCTGCAAAGCACGACGACTCCTCTGCTGCTAAATAGCAGTGCTGGAACAGCCGGCCAGGTTATGACTTCTGCTGGTCCTGGTGCAACTCCAACGTGGGCGGCGGCAGGTTCAGGTGTCACCCAAATCACAGGACCTTCTGGCGTTGTTACAGGGCCTACCACCTTTACCGGCAACGGAGTAACTCAGGCTGGTAGCACTTTCACTTTTGGTAGTGGTGGCTGGTTTAGTGGGCTGGTAGAGGACACTGGCTGTTGCACTGTTTCAACTAGCCTACTGGTCCCGAATGGAAACATCTACACGACATGTGTTAGTTCGACCTCCTCATATGGGGCTGTCTCCGCGACTTCACCACTGACTGCTGTATCGCTATCGGCAGCGACCAGCGGGGACTGTGCTGGATGGTATGGAGTAACTCCAGCTTACTTCTCTACTGGCCAGCCTATTCTATATTGGACGATCAACTACGTAACGAGCGCGGACTACGGAAATGACCGCATCTGGATGGGGTTAGCATCGCCTGAAACTGGCGGGTGCTCTTATACAGTAATCGACGCGACGGACACCCCTACAACCTGCGCTGTGGCTGCGATACGCTTCAGCACGTCTGCCTCCGACACTTATTACACCGGCGTGACCTGCAACGGCTCGGCTTGCACTTACACTCCAATTGGCGTGAGCCCGGCTACAAGTATTGTGCCAATGAGCGTGGCGATCAACTCAGGCAGTGTAACTTTCACTGTGAATGGGACCAGTGTGACCAGCACAACCACGCTGCCTCCCACAAGCGCTCTGATGTACAGCCTTTTCTTGAATACCACTCTGTCAAACACGGCGCGGTACTTGCTGCTGGGGCACATTCATGGCGTGTATCAGAGCGGTAGGGCTAACTAAGCGTGCCGGCGGCGTTCAACTACAAGAATGTGGTGCCTGGCTGCTGGCCAATTTTAGGGTTCAGAATGGGTGCTATTGGAAGGTCTATTCTCGCGCTGATGTGAGGCATTTTGAGATGATCTTCCATTTTCCATAGATGAGCTAGATGAGACTAAATTTTGGCACTTTGGAGTGGTTTACGTCGTGAGACTGATGCTTCTGATCGTGCTTTGACCCTTATCATCTGCAGCGATCTGAAGTTTTCCACATCGCTGCAGATCGCGGGATGACGGTGTGAGACTCGTGAGACTGAGATTCTAGTGGTCTACCGACTGAAATAAAGGGTTTAGCGGCGCATCGGCAGTCTCACCACCACGAGTAGTGCAGCTTAATTCCTGCATCGCTCGATGGGGTTCTCATTGTGGAAAAGCGCCTTTGACCCTCGTCAATCCCGCCGATTCCCGCGACGGACCGTTACATCCCACCAGTGCAGAGTAATTCTGGTACTCACAACCACAGCCTGGCTCATCGCCCTAAGCCGCTCCGCTCTACAATGAACCGGTATGCCCACAGCCGTCCGCTCGCACGCAAAGATCAACCTCGGCCTCCATATTGGAGCGCCCCGCCCCGACGGCTTCCACGCGCTGGCCACCGTCTACCAGACCCTTGCCCTTTACGACGTGGTCACCGTCGAGGCCCGTCCCGCGGCATCCACAGCTCTGCGGCTCACCTCGAACGACACCCGCGTCCCCACCGACAGCCGCAATACCGCCTGGAAGATGGTCGCGCTGGCTCTTGAGGCCCTCGGCCTCACCGCCGATGTCGAGATCCATATTGAAAAGCGGCTCCCGGTGCAGGGCGGCCTCGGCGCCGGCTCGGCCAACGCCGTAGCCGCCCTGGTTGGCCTTGAAGCTGAACTCGGCATCACCCAAAATCCGGGTGCTCAAGAGAATCTGGGTGTCCCAGGTCCCGGGGCCCCCAGCGACAGGTCTTCGTCTCTGGGGTGTGGAGTCGTGTCTGTGACCTGGGAAGCCAAACGCCTCCAAATCGCCGCCCAGGTCGGCTCCGATGTCCCGCTCTTCCTCATCGGAGGCACCGTCCTCGGCCTTGACCGCGGCCAGCAGGTCTCCGCTTTGCCCGACATTGAACCCCTCTGGTGCGTCGTCGCTGCGCCCGCCATCGGCGTCTCCACCCCGCAGGCTTTTCGCGATTGGGACGCCCTTTGCGCCGCCGAGGGTTTGACCGCCGAGGCCAGTACAGATAAACTAAATGAGTTGAGCCGTGTCTATGCCAGCGCCTTTGTGGGAGCGATTCCGCAGGGTGGGCAGGGAACTGGCTCCTCCGGTGTTCTCCCATTTGGAGAGAACCTGGCCGGACCACAAGAGTCCGCGCTTGTCCGCACCGGGATCAGTAGCTTGGTCGAGAACGACTTTGAACGCGTCGTTTTTCCCCAGCATCCTCCCTTGAGCGAAATCAAGCGTCTTCTTGCGGCTTCGGGCACTCCGGAGGCAGCCCTCCTTGCCTTGCTGTCCGGGTCCGGTTCGGCTCTCTTCGGGTTGTACCAGGCCCGCGGAGATGCGGAAGCGGCTCGCGAACGTTTGCGGCCGGCCGGCGTTCGGAGCTATCTCACCCGTACCCTGCCACGCGCTGCATATTGGCGCGAAATGCTTTTGCCATAA